CGTCTTCTCCAGTTCCTTGACCGGCGCCAGTTGAGCGGCCTCCTGATCCAGGAGCGGGGTCGGCGCATTGGGATCGATCAGCTTCTGAGCCTGCTCGAGCAACCGGCGGGACTCGGGCTTGGCGACCATCTTGGCGGCAACGCCTCGCAACGCCACCATATTGTTGTACTCGGCCTCGTCGACCTCGATCTTCGCCATGACTTACTTGGTCCCGATCGAGGAGCCGGCGTTCGGCACATGGCTGATGCTCATCTTCGGCGACATCTGCTGCGCAGGAAGAATCGAGGTGCGGCCGCCAATCTCAATCTCCTTCATGGAGACGCGGACGATCTGCTCGTCGCTCTCGGGGATCGACTTGGCGGGGTTCTGAAAAATATTGACGCCCATGGTAGTGCTCCTTCAGTAGTCGTGCCCGCGGCGGGGACGCTCGATGTTGACGACGCTCATGTCCTTGTCCGGAATGTTCATCGCCGACTCGTAATTCTGATGCATCTGGACCCTGGTCTGCGCGGTGCGCACCACGTCGGGGCTGTTCGGTCCCGGCATCTCGACCTTGGTCTCGAAAATGTTGGTCATGCTGCGGCTCCCGGTTGCGGCTGTCCGCCTCCGCCCTGCGCCATCTTCTGTCGCATCGCCTGGATAGCCTGCATCTGCTGGTTGCCCTGCGCCTGCTGGCGCTGCTGGGCCTCGATCGAATTCTTTTGCGCGGCCGGCGTCACCGACCCGGCGGGTACGAATTTTGCCAGCTTGCTCATGGCGTCCAAAAGAGCCTTGCCGGCATCGGAAGAGGCGCCCAGTTCGGGCAGCGCTGATTCCATCTGCTTGAGAATGACCCCCAGCTTCTGCATACCGGCAGCTTCGTAACCCTTGTTCGGTGTCGATCCAGTCGCCTGGGTCTGGCCGAAAGGGGGTTGCGCAGGCTGTCCGCCCGGTGCTGCAGGAGCTGGAGCAGGCATTACTTGCGGTGCTTCCGCTTGCCCTTGCGATTACGTTCGATCATTTTGTGATCTCCTAATCATCGCCCGCGTTCCGCTGGCTGGATGATGCAGTCGCTGCACCGGGGGACAACCTCGTTTGGAACTAGCGGGAAGGCCAGCGACGTAATTGACAAGGTTCCATAAGGTCTGTTAGAAGTTCATCGTCCTTGGAATTATTTAGAAATACTCATGGGAATTAGCCCTACACCGTCGCAACGACCGTGGTTCACCGCTAAAGAAGCGGCCGATTACATCGGCGTCACGCCGACCACGCTCTACTCCTACATCAAAATGCGAAAAAACCGGCCGCCCGTATTCAGGCTGGCCGGCAAGCCGAAAGGCGTGTGGAGATTCCCGCGCGAAGAATTCATCCAGTGGGCCAACGGCGCCACGAAACAGGGGTAAAAAATGTACAGCCTGACAATCCACTTCGGTCCGAACGCGATGGTGTGGAGCTTTTTGTTCAAGGAAAAAGACGAAGCTCACAAGCAATTCGACACCGCAATGATGTTACTGCGCGACAAGAAGCCTTTTGGAATCACCGATGATTTTGGACAGTACGGCTACATAACCGATATGAGCGGCATCCTGCTCGAAGACATGGACCTCGTCGAGGAAGCCCGCATCTACCGCAGCCTCGCCAACGCACGCGGGGAAGTTAAAGCCCGACAGCGCGCGTCGACCGATCCGGTTATTCGAACAGCGTCGCAAGGGCCGAGCGTGTTGTCGCCCAGCTTCGGTCGCTAGTGATGCCCGGTGTGCGAGCCGAGCATCTTCTCGATCGCCTTGTCCTTACCCTCGGGCGATAGCTGGCCCATCAGTTCCTTCTGCATCTTCTCGCCGGCTTCCTTGCGTTGCTTGAGAGATGCCTTGGCTGCTTCCTTGTCGGGCACCGCAGTGTGATCGATGATGAACTCGCCGTCGATGTCGCCCGCCTTGCGAAGCGCGAACAGGAGTTGCGTTGACTCATCCTGGAAGATCGGGCTCGACGAGTGACTGTCCACCGTCACCCGCCAATCCATCGGCAGATCGGTCAGCATGAACCCCGTGCCTTCCATGTCCTTCGGATCGGTCCAGTATTTGCGGTCCTCCTTGGCCTCCATCATCGTCATGGTGAGATCGGCGCAGGCCGCACACTGGCTCTCGACCAATAGCGCGCGATCGCGCAGCGTCGGCGAGGCCGTCTTCATCAGCGTCTCGGCGTGAGCGCCGGCACGAACGCCCGCCTCGCCCTTGCCCTGCATGATGTCGGGGAAGGAGCCGAGCGTGTTGATCTGCTCCTGCACGTATTTGATGATCGGCAGCAGTTCACTCGGAAATTTAGGCGTCAGATCCTCGGCCTTGCCGCCCATGCCGGTGTTCAAGAACCCCGCCAATCGGAACTGCGCGTAGGCCTCGTCGGTGATGGTGTTGTCGCCCGAGAACGCGATAATCTTGTCGATCTGCAGCCCGATCAACCGCTTCAGGTCGTCGCACAACGACGCCAGAAAGCCCTGCGGCTCCACGAGATCGATCAACTCGCTCCTGCCCCAGAACCAGTTCACCATCGGGTTGGGCTGGATCAGCCGATATGGCTGCGTGCACTCGATGCCAAGCAGATTCGACAGCTTAAACTTGGTAACGAGGATGTCGGGTTCGATAAACTGGATAGTCTGGTAGTCGTCCTCGCCCTTCACCCACAGCTCGTGGAATTTAACCGTCGGAGCGCCATCGGTCGGACTGATAGTCGGATAGTTCGGATCGTTGCCCAACTGGACGATGCCGCCCGGCAGTGGGCGTGTCGACTGCTGCACCCCGGTGTTTAGTTGCGAGGTCGACAGCACCTGATGGAAGAAGCTGTCGGGTCCATTGCCGGTCGACTGGCCCATCGAGGCGTGCGCCATGATGCGCTGGTACAACTTCTCGGCATTTGGAAACCGCCAGATGCGCTGCCACACCTCGGGCCCGGTCAGGTAGGCCGTCTCGCACATGGCTTCCTGGGTATCGATCTCGCTCTCGCTCTCGCGGTAGACCCCGAAATTCCACGGCATCACCAGTTTTTTCTCGTAAGAAATCCGCTCCTTGCCAGCCGAACCCTCGCTCTTGGGCCACTGCTTCAGGATGGCAGCGCCGTACTTCAAACCCTCGAACACGCCCTGTCCGAACAGGTGGCCCATGCCGGATCGCTCCCAGTGCCGCGTCAAATGCTTGGCCGCGACCTGACCCCGTTTTATTTCCTGCGGCATGTAGTCGTTGTCGAAGTCGCAGGCGAATTTAAGTTCGATCGGGGAAAAAAGATGCGAGGAGGTGCGCTCGAGATGCGCGTTCATCATGTTGATGAGTGACTTGTTGCCGGAATAGGTGCCGGTTTCGGCAATGGTGTTGAGCAGGCGGTAATAAGCGGCTCGCGCGCCCTGACTGATCCGGCAGGTTTCGATCAACTCATTCGCAAACGGGATGAGCTTCTGCTCGCCTGTCGGGATCGGGATCATACCGGCGACCTGTAGTTAGGGTTGTTTGCTATCTCGAGCGGCAGCGGCGCCTGCCCGATCGGGCTCATGATCCTTTGTAGCCGCTTCATCTCGCGCGCGCCAGCGTGGGGGGCGAAACTGTCGGCGTGGGCGGCAGCTGCGTAGCCCTGCGCCTGCGCCGGGTCGGCGTTGCCGAAGCCGGTCATCCCGCCTGCCGCCCGGATCATATCCATCTGCTGCGTCACTGGATTGACGACTTCCTTGGCCGCGTATTCGGTATCATTGCGGTCATTGAGATCGGTGATCTTCAACGCCGACATGTCCTCGACCGGCACACCGGCCATGGCCGCGGCAAGGTGTGCGCGTGTCTCCGAGCCGTCCATCACCTGGCGGGCGACACCGTCGATATTCTTGGACTTCTGACTGAGAAATGCCGGCATGACGATCTCATCGTCTGGGCGATCATTACCCATTTTAGTCGCGCACATCGGGCAAAAATCCGGCCAGCCTTCGCTGACATCGTACTTGAATTTCTTCTCGCAGGCCGGGCACTTCAATACAAACGCTGCCATTTTATCTCCGTCCATACCGCCACGCTTGCTTCATCGCCAGCCGCTGCTGCGCCATCCGGTCCTGCGCCTTCTGTCCCATGAACGACGCCATCATATTCTGGTTGAATAAAGCGGTGGTGTCCACGATCGATTGGTGTTTTTTAGCCGCTTCCGCCGCCCGGGTGCGCTTCTGGACGATCAGGGCGCGCCGGATTTTACTGTCCCAGTAGTGGGTTGCCATGGCTGAAGCCATTACCCGATCGTCGGGGGCTCCCGAACCCTCCCCCTCGATAGTGTCCCCATCGCGTGCGATCGTCTTCATCTCCTCGATCAGGGCGCTCGATCTGATACGGAGCTGCCCATTCCCGACGAAGCCGCGCAATTCCTCGAGGATCATTACTTTCGTCGCGGTGCTCGTTTTACAGTGCCATGCACTTCCTCCTCCGGTCAGCGAGTCCGGTCGGGCGTAAATGTACTGTCGCACATTTCGGAAAATATTCTTGATGCCCTGTTCTTCCAGCGGCGCATAGCCGTTCTCAATCTGGAATTTCAGCGACTTCAGTTCCTGCAAAACGGCGCCGCCGGGACCGTTGATCTCGAGGATATAATAGACCTCGGAGTTCGGCTCGTTGCCGTACCACGCCATGATGCCGGCAGCGACGTGCGCAAGATGCTTGGTCGAAATCAGCGCGTAGGCGTACTCGGCGACCTGGTCGACACCGTCGGCAAAGCAGCGTAGCACTTCGATCGCGGAACGGTCGTTGTACTCGTTCTCGCCGAACGCCGGATCGATGCTGACGATATAAACCGCCTCGCGCGCTGGCGGCTCCCACACTTTCAACTCGATATTGCGCGTGTTCTCGGCTTTGTAGACTTTCATATCGGAAAATTCAGAGCCGCCGAGAAACATGTACGGCGTGAATTTGCGGCTGACCCACTTGTCAGCCTGCTCTTTTAGCTTCTCTCCGGCGAAGAAAATCGACCCCGTGATCTGGAACGCTTCCTCCTCGGTCCACGGGTCTTCTTGTTTCTGCAGCGAGTTTGCTTCAAAACCAGCCTCAGTATCGCCATCGTCCCGAGCAGCCGGATCAACCAGTTTGTGATACCAAGCAAGCTGTTCCTGCGTAACCTCGACAAGGAATTCGCCACTTATATCCGCGTCGGCAGTGTGAACGACG